AATTGAAATACTATTAGTATTTAGTCTATATTCACCCTTGGGGTCTGCGGTAAACATGCTGGGAACTAGTCCCATACCTTGTGGACCGGGGGCAATTGATACGGGTTCTGCGACAATAAGTTCATTGCCCTCGATACCCTTTACCTTAGCAATGAGTTCTTCACCACTGTTTAACTTTAATGTATATACTTCTTCTAGTTTAATATTCACGCTGCCAGTCTCTCTTTAAGTTCTGTAAATCCACCTACATATTCTTCATCTAAGAAGATTTGTGGAACGGTTCGGGCTGTAGGTACGGCTTCTAGTAGTTCTTCTTTAGTCCAACCATCGCCGATTTTGCGCTCCTCAAATTCAATGCCCTTCATTTTTAGTAATTGCTTGGCTTGGTCGCAATAACTGCAATGATACTTACTCCATACGATTGCTTTCATTTTATTTTCTCCTTAAATGTTTGGTAACTCTTCATAAACAATGGTATCGCTCATAACACCGATAACATAGTTAGTTGATTCATTTTCTTGTAATGCTGTTTGTTTCTTACTAGTATCAACGTGCTTATTGAACCAAGGAATAGGAGTAGTCTTTGGTGCAGGATTCCAATATTTGATACCGATATCTTTCAATGCACTAACCGCTGTATAGTCAACAAAGTCTTTTAGAATGTTTGCATTCAATCCAATAACTGGTCCCTTTTGAAACAAGTAATCTGCCCATTCTTTTTCTTCACGAATAACATCAGTGTAGATTTGAATAACTTCTTCTCTGCATTGTTCTGCTACTTTAGCAAAGCGAGGATCTTCCTTAACAACTTGATTAATCAAGTACGCAGTCCAACCCTTATGTAATAGTTCGTCTTGTAGAATGAGACTGATAATGTTACCATTACCGATGAAAATCTTATTCTCAACCATTGCAAGACTTGTAGCAAATGAAACCATGAAGCGGAATGCTTCTAGTGCATAACTTGCATGTAGTGCAAGATAGATAGCCTTAATGTATTCTTCTTCTTTAATCGTTTCACCAAGTTCTTTGCGACAATTAATTACATGTAACTTGTCATAGTACGCACCAACGCTACTTGCCATATCAACAATTTCATTTGTCTCATGGATAGTATTGAACACATCCTTTGGTACATTGTAGATGTTACGAATGATATGACTGTAACTACGACTATGAATGTTAGTTTCAAAGAATGTCCAATTGTAGACAAGTGCTTCTAGTTCTGGCAAACTTACAACGGGCGTAAAGATTTGACTGGGGCCACGACCTTGTAAACTGTCTAGTGCGGTTTGACGCAACAGATTACTAGTAAAGATATGCTTTACTGCATCACTTGCTTCTTTAAAATCTTGTGAGTCTTTAGTAAGACTTACCTCTTCGGGTACCCAAAAGAAACCACGTGCAGTCTTTTCAAAGTCTACAATCTTATTGTACTTAACTTCTTCAAAACGCTGAATGGTAACAGGACCTGCAGGGTCAAGAAACATCTTACGATTAAGATAGTCTGTCTTTGTGTTTAAGTTATATTGCTGTTTGCTCATTTAATAATTTCCTGACGCAAGTACGATCTTGCAAATATGTTCTAATCTCTCAATGTGTTCATAGGCGCGCCATGGACTTGTATCGATTGCTACAACTCCGTGACCTTTGATGCCTACAATATCATAACTTATGTTTCCATCTTCGTCAAGCCCTAATTTCTCAAAACATTGATCTGCTAATTCTTGACTAATAGGAGGAACATCATCTACATTGGGAGCCACTTTAGTGTATCTCCCTAACTCTGGAAAATGTTTAACCAATTCATTCAACTTAATGCCGGCGTGCATTGCGGCAACGCAATAAGTAGGGTGAACGTGTACAACTACACGAACATCATTACTATGTTGCCCCATATTTTTCTGTAGACCAAAATGTAGAGGAATCTCTCCGCTTGGTTTTAAGTTAGCACTAATATCAGTATAAACTTCTTCTCGCCAAACTAAATTAGTAGCAATTTCAATTTTTTTGAACTGGTCAGGTTGTAATGTTTGTTTACGTACACCGCTTGGCGTAATGTAAAAGTGCTTGCGGTCATGATGACGAATACTTACATTGCCGTCACGACTAGTAATCCAATTGCGCTGGTAGGCGTCTTTTAAAATATCACAAATAGTTTCTAACATTATAGTTTACAACTTTCGCAATCTTCTACGTCATCAAAATCAATTACTTCAAGTGCAGGAGCCTCTTCGTCTTGTTGTTTACTACCTGCTTTATTAATTAATGAATAGTAGAATGTTTTAATACCCCACATTTGACTTTGCATTAAGTTCTTAGCAATCAATGTTGTAGGAACTTTACGCTCTGCAAAGTGTGCAGGATTGTAGAAAGTATTTGTTGAAATACTTTGGTCTACATATGCTTGCAATACTGCCGCTGTTTTTAAATAGTTAACACAGTCTTGTTGTTCCCACATCAATTGATATTTGTTTTTCAACTTTTGATATTCGGGAACGACTTGTGTGAAACTTCCTGCTTTAGATTCCTTAGTTGAGATAAGCGACATAGGCATCTCAATGCCATTAGTAGAGTTGATAACCACACTACTAGATTCAACAGGAGCAATGGCCATAAGTGTTGCATTTCGTACTCCATAAGTTTTCATCTCCTCACGTAGTGGTTCCCAATCAAGTTCAGGCTTGAAGTTTGCCAATTCATTAACACCCTTTGCTCTGCGTTCCCAAGGGAAAATGCCTTGACCATAATATGTCTTATCACTATCTAAACACTTACCTCGCTCTTTAGCAAGTTCAACTGTGGCTTCTGTTAGATAATATGCTTGATGTTCCATCCAACTCTTAACATCTTGTAGTGCATCCTTATCGCCATACTTGTAGCCACGCTTTGCATGCCAGTATGCTAGATTAGTTACGCCGATACCAAGTGGTTGAATCTCATCATTGCTTAATTTACTCTGAATGCTCAAAAAGTCTTGATAGTCAAGAATATTACAGAGGCTGCGCTGAAGAACACGGCAAGCCCTACGCATATCCTCAGGGTTGCGGAATGCTCCCCAGTTGATTGATCCAAGAGTACATAAAGCGATGCGACCAGCATCATCATCGAGGCGCTTAAAAGGTTTAGTAGGTAAAAGAATTTCACAGCATAGATTACTCTGATAGATTGTGTGATACTCTGTATCAAATGGACCTTGATTCATCACATTGTCGATGAATACCAAATAGATACGTCCGGTATCAGTACGCTCTTTGAGTATGCCTCCCTTAAAGACTTCTTCTGCACTCATTACCTTCTTGCGAAGGTTCTTTTGTTTCTCATATTTAACATACAATTCTTCGAACTTTTCTGTGTTGCTGTAAAACGCTTCGTAAAGATCGGGGACCTCATTGGGGTCAAAGAAGGTGATGTTTTCTTTGTTTTTGAATCGTCTCCAAAAGAAACTGGACAGCACAACCCCATAATCCATATGACGGACTCGGGTTTCTTCGGTTCCTTGATTATTTTTAAGAACAATAAGATCATCAAACTGATGATGCCAAATGGGATAAAATACTGTAGCACTTGCATTACGAATGCCTCCTTGTGAACAACTGCGCAAATCACCAAACCATTTCTTTAAAAATGGTATCATTCCAGTGTGCATGATTTCGCCCCCACGAATGGGAGAACCTAGTGGTCTTAGACGGCCAATTTCCAGTCCTATGCCAGCCCTCTTACTGGCATACTTAGCCATCATTTCCCCGCTAGCAAAAATGGAGTCAAGATCATCATCACTGCGAATGAGTACACAACTACTGAATTGCTTAGTTGGAGTTCCAAGCCCAGCAAGAACAGGAGTAGCGAGTGTGAATAAGCCATCGCTAGCCGCATTGTAATACTCCTTAATGTATTTCATTCTTGCATTGTTTGGTTCTTCTTTGTGAAACACTGTAGCAGCCGCAATAATATAACGGACTTGTGGCGTTTCATAAATTTCTTTTGTTGCACGATTACGAACAAGATATTTTTCAATTAATTGTTCAATGGCGGCATAACTATAATCTTCATCTTTACTATGATCGATGATTTCATTCATCTTGTTCCAGTCATCTTCGGTGTACCATTCTAATAGTTCACTAGTATAAAGACCGGTGGCTACATTCTTTTTTACAATTTCATATAGGTGAGGTGGATTATATTGACCGTAAACATCTTTACGTAGCATACTTAATCTTTGCTTACCTGCTACATATTGATAATTGATATGCCCAACATCAGGGTTAGACTCAACATCGATTAAGTCTACAACCGCACGTAATGTTAATTCATCAATCTCTCTAGTAGTAATGCCATCGTAAAAATGAGGCTGCGCTTTGATTTCGATCATTGATTGGCTTACATCTGCTACTCCGTTGCAGATTTTTGCAACTTGTGCTTGCCACTTATCAATGGTTAAGGGTTCCGTTCTACCGGAACGTTTTGTTACATTAATTTTCATACGTTGCCTATTTTTCTTCTAATTGCGTCTATATTGATATGCTTAGTTACTTTGAATTCGCTGAGATTATTATTTACTACCATGTTAGGCCAGTAATTCATAACATATTTTGCGTTGTCAACAAGGACTAATACTACATCATTGTTATTGTAGTCGGTTGCTTCCACAAAGTCAATGTCATTTACACCCAATAACAAAAGGGTATAAATCATTCCCAAAGCACGGGCATAATAACAATATTCATTGTCGTTTATCAATTCCCAAGGACCAGGCCATGTTTCTATATCATCTGGGTGAAGATAGTGGTTGCTTAATGGGCACCATTGCCAAAACGAATCAACCTCGGTACATATATAGCCGAGGTCAGATTCTTTTAAGTTATTTCTTAAATCGTGCCAAGAACGGAGTCTGGTGTAGAAATCTTGTAGAAATACATTCATCAATTGTACTTATCAGCATTGGCTGACAAGTCAAATTAACATCTGCCTACTAAGATTTCCACAACACCGTCAAGTTCGTTCATGAACTCTAGTGACTTACCAATGATTGAGCCTGCTGGTGCTTCGTTGTTTACCATGCCGTAGCCAGTATTTTCAGAAGTAACAATTAAGTCACCCTTACATACAGGTCCCATTACCTTACATGGTACACGACCAATAAGAGCAAGATCAACTACATATTCACCTTGACATTCACTATTCATCAAGTATGCAGGATTTGTTGATACAACACCTGCCACTTTACGTGATGATACTTCACCTGTAACAGTGACTTCTTTTGAACCACCAAACACTAGAACTGTACCTGGCTCGTATGCGGCATCAGCAACATAACGTTCTGCCAAGTCAGCATAAGTAGCGTTTAGTCTTGAACCGGCAGATAGTGAGAAGTTACCTGTAATTGTACCAGCAGTTGTGTTTGCACCCGTTGTGATGTTAGTAGTAGTTAACGCACCACTTACACTCAATGAAGTTAATGTACCGACTGATGTAATATTTGGTTGAGCCGCAGTTGTTACAGTACCTGCTGTAGTTGCCGCACCTGTCAATGCACCAACAAATGATGTACTAGTTACGCTAGACAATCCTGCAACAGTTGTTACAGTTGAACCCAATGTTAATGCAGTGCTACCCAATGTTACGCTTGCGTTAGCCAATCTTGCTTGAGCAAGTGTTCCACTTGAAATGTTACTTGCGTTTAATGAAGTTAATGCTGAACCATCACCACTAACACTAGTAAATGTACCTGCTGTAGCACTTACGTTGCCAGCACTAATATTACCGGTTACGCTTAATGAACTTAGTGTACCTACTGATGTAATATTTGGCTGTGCCGCAGTTGTTACAGTACCTGCTGTAGTTGCCGCACCACTTAGTGTTGCAGTAATTGTACCTGCACTAAAGTTACCGCTAGCATCACGTGCAACAACTTTACTTGCTGTATTTGCTGATGTAGCATCAACTGCCGCTGTTACTGCTGTACCACCATTGAAACTTGTACCGGTTAGATATGTACCTAATGTTAATGTTTGTGTAGTATTTGCAGTGATTGTACCTGAACCACCTAATGTAATTGATTGACCGTTAACTGTTAATGATGCATTTGCGAGTCTTGCTTGAGCAAGAGTTCCACTTGAAATGTTGCTTGCGTTAAGAGCAGTTAGTCCACTACCATTACCAGTAAAGACACCTGTGTTAGCAGTGATATCTACTGCTGTAATAGTGCCATTTACACCTAGACCGGTCAATGTGCCTAAACTTGTGATTGTCGGCTGTGCAACGTTTACGCTGAACTGACTACCAGTTAGTGTTAAGCCTGTACCCGCTGTGTATGTACCAGCACCTGAGAACTGTGCCCAGTTAACATCGGTTGTACCAACAGTAGTTACTGGATCGGTCATTACCCAACCAGTGTTATCATACAATGTACCAGCAGTAACGAATGTAAAGTCACCACCTGCCATTTCAGTTGGTGTATCAAAGTCAGTTGAACGAGTCAATACTGTACTGCTTGTACGATCATAGATACCGTTGTGTGCGGCGTTTGCTTCATTCTTAACAAGAATACGCATGCCATTTGACAATGTAACGCCATCAATAGTTGTATATGAACCTGTTGTTGTCAATGTTGCGCCAACACCACTAGTACCGTTGTTATATGTAACAGTACCGCCTGAAATACTTGCTAGAGTAGTATTTGTGGCAGCATTACAACTGTCGTGTGTGTGCAAGCCTTGAGCAATGCTATCTACATATGCTTTAGTTGCGGCGTCAGTTGAGTTTACTGGTTCAGCAAGATTAATAATGTTGTTGCTGGTCATGTCTAAGTTACCAGCAATACTGCTTACGCCTGTACCAGTTACACTCAATACACCAGTTGTTGTTAAGTTGCCGGCTGCAACGTTACCAGTTACACTTAGTGATGACAATGTACCAACACTTGTAACGTTTGGTTGAGCCGCAGTTGTTAATGTACCGGTTAGTAATGACGCACCGATTGTGCCAGAATTAGCATAAACGTTACCTGCAGTGGCATTACCTGTTACTGCAACACTTGTTAGTGTACCAACTGATGTGATATTTGGTTGAGCCGCAGTGTATACAGTACCTGCAACTAATGCGTTGCCTACTTGGCCTGTTACATTGCCGCCTGCAATTGCACTTAATCCACTACCGTTACCAGTAAACACACCAGTGTTTGCAGTAAATGCTGCCGCTGTTACGGTACCGTTAACACCCAAAGATGTTAGTGTACCAACTGATGTAATATTTGGTTGTGCGGCTGTTGTTACTGTGCCTGCCGTACCTGCTGTCGCTACATTTAAGTTTGCAACTTGTGTAGTTGATGTTACTACAAACGGTGCTGTACCGGTTGCTACGTTTGATTCTAATGTGCTTGCTACTACTTTACCAGCAGTATTCAAGTTACCTGCACTAGCGTTGCCAGTTACAGTTAATGAAGTTAGTGTACCGACTGATGTAATATTTGGTTGTGCGGCTGTTGTTAATGTACCAGTTAATAGTGTACCGCTAATATTTCCACCGCTAATATTTCCAGTAGCATTGATTACACCACCGGTTGAAATATTACCTGCTGTAGCATTGCCAGTTACGCTTAATGCACCTGCTGTAGTTAAGTTACCACCACTTACGTTACCTGTTGCTACTACTGCACCTGCTGTAGTTAAGTTACCACCACTTACGTTACCTGTAGCAGAAATTAATCCACCGGTTGAGATATTACCTGCACTAGCGTTACCAGTTACAGTTAATGTGCCTCCCATTGAGACAGCGTTAGTTGATTTGTCGAATGTAAATGCCGCACTACCGCCAAAGCCGTTTGCATCGTTAAACTGTACTTGTGTGTTTGAACCACCTGCTTGTTGGAAATCTACTGGACTTCCGTTAGCATAATAATAATTGTCAGTTTTAATACCTGCAACTGCGGTAATGTTACCAGTTACGTTTAAGTAACCCGATGTGAAAATACCTTCGCTATTGTCAGTTGTTTCAATACCAAAAATGTTTGCTTTGCCTGTTGAATTGAATGTCAAGGCTGCGGCTGAATTGTCTGTTAAGTCCCAGAATGTAGCGTTCTCAATAGAACCAATGCCACCGTTCTGAATATAGAAAGCATAGTTACCTACACCTGAACCAATTGCATTTCCTAACACACCGATGTTGTAACCACCTGCGTGTGTATCAGTAGCATAGCCACGTACACCTACTGCGGCTCCTGTATCTGCGGTGTTAGTTACTTTTGCTTCACCTTGTACACCAGTACCTTTTGTTGATGAGTTTGCTCTTGCAACACCCAATAAACCAATACCAGTGATTGCTGTGTTTGCACTGCTTGCAACTGCTTCTGCTACTAAACCGATATTATCGGGAGCCGTTCCACCTGAATTGTCTTGTGAACTGATTGCTTTAGCATTTGCAAAGTCACCACTAGATGAAGTTGCACCTACAAATAATGATTGTAGTGTACCAACACTAGTAATATTTGGCTGAGCCGCATAAGTTAATACACCTGTAAAATAGTTACCGATATATGTACTTGCTCTGACATTACCATAAGTATTAAATGTTTCTACGTCATTAACTGTAGTTACATTACTACCAAATGCAAATTCTGAGTTTGAGTTATCCCAACCCATAAATGCATCAACTGCACCACCTACAGTGTAGTAGTGCATTAACATACCACGATCTTTACCGTCGTTAGTTGTTAGAGGTGCGCCATTTGGTCCGCCACCTACTGAAATGATTGGATCTTCAACGTCAAATGTTTCTACGTTGATATATGTAATGTTTCCATTGACTGTCAAGTTACCGCCAATAACAGCATTACCTGAAGTTTCTAATGTTGTTAGTGTACCGACTGATGTAATGTTTGGTTGCGCACTAGTTGTTAGTGTGCCTGCAACAAAGTTAGCAGTAAGAGCATTACCTGCGTTAACATTACCGAATCCTGCATTACCGGTTACATTCAATGTACCAGTAACATTTGATGTACCGGTAACAGTTAGTGTATTAGATGAGTTGTTCCAAACAAAGTTTGCAGAACCACCAAATGATTCTTGATCATTAAACTGAATTTGGGTGTTGCTACCACCCGGGTCACTTAGATCCCAGGGTTGACCGTTTGCATAGTAAAGATTATCTGTTTTTACACCACCTGCTACTAAATTACCATTAGTAACAGTTAGAGTATTAGTTGTCTTTACAAAAGATAAATTTGCACTTTCACCTAATGCACCACCGTCATTGAAAAATACCGCAGTATTTCCAGTTGAGGTAAAAGTTGGGATTGTTGAAACATTCCCTGCTGTATCCTTAACAGTTAATTGGTCAGATGTGTTGAGGAATACGGCTCCACTCCCAGCTGGGGGAGTAGTTACGTTTGCGTTTGCTTCTTGTTTGAGTATTAATGCCATCTTACAATCCTATTTATCCTATTATGATACCTGTGCTAAAATTCCGTTTACAACCAAATCACCATCTATAGTAATGGGTATAGTAAACAAACCTTGTTTATTTTCTTCTACAGTATAAGTTTCTCCCGATGGGATATAGTAGGGCATCTGACCGCCGCCGCCACTTGAAACTGTTGTAAATGATAGGTTACCTGCACCATCTGTACTTAAAACTTGCCCAGAAGTACCACCTGTGATGGTTACATTACCTACAGCACCTAAATTAGTAGTACCTGTTACTGCTAATGATGCCGCCGCCACATGACCGTTAGCGAAAACAATTTGAATACTGTTTTCGCTAACTGATAAACCGTCAAGTGCGTTAAGTGGTCTAAGTGCCATTAGATAGTCCTATATTGAGTTGTCCATACTGTAGAGTTAGTGCTTGCAGGAGTTACTTGCAATGCAATATTTGACCCTACGATATTTACTGCTAGTGTACCAGTACTTGCGCCTAATGTGACTCCACCGAATGTTGAATAATCAACGTTTGATCCATCTGTCACTGCTGTTACAGTTGCTACTGTGTATTTAGAGCCTGAACTATCTACGCCTTTTACTAAGAACTCTACACCAGTAATACCTGTTACTGATAATGTTGCAATAGTTTGGTTTGCAGTGATTGCTGTAGTAGTTAATGTACCTTGACGAATACCAGTGTTACCAATTGTTACACTAGTGTTTGCACTAAATGAGTTTGCAGTAAAGACATTGCCACTGACGTTACCTGTAACACCTAAGTTACCTGCTAATTCAGCACCTGCAGTGCTAATTAAGAAACTACGCTGTGTTCCTTTTGTCTTATTGAATCCACCTACATAGAATTCGATGCTGTTGTTAGCACCAGTGCTATCAGTAGCAATTACTAAGTTACCTGATGTACCAGACAAGTCTGGTGCACTCATAAAGATGTAACCTTCGTTTTCTTCTGTTACACTGTATGCAGCCGCATTAAATGTGCTACTTGTAATACCTACGTCAATGAAGCCTGTTAAATCGTCACCATTATCAGGATATGCGATGAAGTCGGCACTTGCCGCTGATCCATTGCTTTCGTTATGTACATATGCCTGAACATAATTGTTAGCACTTGCAATACCAGCAAATAGTGGGTTTGTCAAGTTTGGAATTGGTGTACCTGAACCTGCTTGTACGAACGCCGCATAGATGTTACCAGTAAAGTTTGCAGTATTTCCTGCTAACTCTAAGTTTACACCTAAGTTGTTTACAACAACATTGCCGCTAAAGTTTGCTGTGTTACCACTTAATGATAAGTTAACTGTTGCATTGTTTGAAGTAACGTTTGCGTTAGCATTTACATTGCCAACTAATAAGTTACCTGTAACACTTACGTTTGGTGCAGTTACTAATGTATTTGCATTTACATTGTTAGCAAGTACGTTACCAGTTAATGCTACGCTTGTACCAGTTGCCGCACCAATGTTTGGTGTAGTCAATTGTGCGCTTGCTTTAACAACGATGTTACCTGATACGATATCAGTTGTTACACCGTCAATATTTGCGCTGATAATAGTACCTGTAATTGCAATACCATTACCTGCTGAATATGAGCCTGCCGCCGCAAACTGACTGAATCCAATGTTAGTAATACCAAATGTGATTTCACCAGTTGGAGTTGTTAATACATATGATGAACCTGCGTATCCACTACCTGCTGTAATGAAGAAATAGTCACCATAACCCAACTTGCTTACGTCTGTTGGAGCATATTGATCTGCGTCAGTTGCACGTGTTAGTACCCATGCAGTTGAACCGTTACCTACTGTTGTTACAGTATAGACACCGTTTTCGTATGCATTTGTCTGACCTTGAATAAGAACACGATCTGATGATGAGAGTACAACGCTATCAATTGTGATAGCCGCATTTGCACCTGCATTAGTAAGTGTTGCGCCAACACCAGGATTTGCTAATGCAGCCTGTGTTAGACCAGTAGCATTAGTCAATGTTGTGACTTCTGCACCAGTGTATGTTGCTCTTACTGTAATCTGTGTTAATGATGGAGTTGTTTCAACGAAATATGCATTCTGTGCTGTAATGCCATTGAAACTGTTATCCCAATAAATTTCATCATCAACACTTAATCCGTGATTTCCACTGAATGTGATTGTCTTACCACCACTAATAGTTGTAGTAGTTAATGATGTACCACCGTTAGCATATGTTGCAGTTAAGTTTGTAACACTTGTTACACGAACTGCTGGGTGAATCTGTAGACCAGTTGCAACGCTGTCAACATATGACTTAGTTGCCGCATCTTGTGCGTTTGTTGGGTCTGCTAGTTGTACGATATGTCTGCTTGAAACGTCAACATTACCTGTACCAGTTGGTAATAGAACGATGTTTTCATTACCTGCAGCCGCAGTTAATGTCAATGCACCACTGTTTGAAGTTAATGAAGGAGATACAACTCCACCAAAACTACCGTTACCATTTGCTTGTACGTAACCTACAACGTTTGCGCCTGCGCCACTAATAACAACAACATTGCTGTTACCTGTTGAAGATACTGTTACGTTACCGTTGGCTGCAATACGAACATTACTGTTACCATTTAGTAGTTCACCTGTTTGAACGTAACTTGCAATTGCTAAGTTACCAAGATTTGCGTTACCTGATGTTAAGTTACCAGTGATGTTTGCTGTTGTTAAGTTACCATTAGTAGCACTAATGTTGCCACCACTGATGTTACCCGTTACAGATAGTAAGCCACCAATATAAGCATTACCTGTAATACCGTGACCACCACTTACAACTAATGCACCAGTTGATGTATTAGTTGCATTGACGTTAACTGGATCAATTGTTACTACGTTTGCAGAACCACCTGGAGTGCGCCAGTAAACAATGTTTGCTTCTGTAATGGCTGCTGAGTTACCACTTAGATTACCTAATACTGCAAACTTAGCAAGGTTAGTACCGTTTGCATAGTCACCTGCAAACAATGCGGCTGACGCTGATGTTGCATTGCTCCAACCACCGCGAATTTCAATTGCATTGTTAGATAGGTTGACAATCTGATTTTGACCAGTACCGCCTAATAATACGTTACCATTTAGTGCTAGATTGTTAGTATCACTGTTGAATGTAAAGTTTGCACTTGCACCAAAGTTATTATTGGTACCGTTGTTAAACTGAATTTGTGTGTTTGCACCAGCGGCTTCTTGTAAGTCCCAAGGTGCGCCGTTTGCATATAATAGATTGTTAGTACGTAAGTTACCTACGTTGGCTGTGTTAGTTACAGTCAACCAGTTATCCATTACTACGTTGCCATCAAAGTTAGCAGTGTTGGCTTGTAGTTCTAAGTTTACTGTAGCATTATTAGATGTTAAGTTAGCAGTGAATAAACCTGATGCACCACCAATGTTACCTACGTTAGCATTACCTGTTACACTTAATGCGCCTGTTGTAGTTAAGTTTCCACCACTTACGTTACCAGTTGCGGCTACTACACCACCAGTAGTTAAATTACCGCCAGTTACGTTACCTGTTGCACTTACAACACCACCTGTTGTAATATTGCCACCTGACACATTGCCCGTTGCGGCTACTACACCACCAGTAGTTAAATTGCCGCCACTTACGTTACCTGTTGCGCTTACAACACCACCTGTGACTAAGTTACCACCAGTTACGTTACCAGTTGCAACAATGAGTCCGCCTGTTCCTAAGTTACCTACGTTAGCATTACCCGTTACTGACAACAAGCCTGATGCAACTAAGTTGCCAGTAGAAACGTTACCATTTGAAACAGTCAACACATTTGTTGACGAATCAAAAGTAAAGTTTGCGCTAGCGCCAAAATTGTTATTGTTGTTAAACTGTACTTGAGTATTAGACCCGGCTGCTTCTTGTAAGTCCCAAGGTTGACCGTTAGCGTAATATAAATTATCAGTTAATAAGCCTAATGCCGCAACGTTGCCGGCAAAGTTTGCTTTGTTACCTGAAAAGTCTGCGTTAGGTAGAATAACGTTTGCAGGTACTTCACCAACTGAGAAGCCGCCTACCGAATTGAGTGGTTTAAGTGCCATTTGTAGATTCCCTTATCTTGTATTATTTATCATTAATCTTAACAAATCATTATGGCTCATAAGTCGTT